CGCCCACCAGACTTGACTGGTCCGCAGGAATTGAAACGATTGAAATTTCCATTGGTGTGGTTGCGACCCGATAATATTCCTCCGGGTCATCTTTACGCTCAACGCGGCCATCCACACGATAACCGACGCTGATGTTTTGACGGATACCATCCGTCACATCGTCGAAGATTTCAGAAGCACGCTCACTTTTTCCAAAGCGAACGACAGCACGGAGACGCCGTGCCTCTTCATCCAGTTCGACAGATTCAACGACGCCAATCTGGCGCTCCATATCATGATCCAGCAGCAACGGGGCGCGGCCAGAATTCAGGAAATCTAGATTCATGCTTTCGCGGCTGTGGTCGATGACCTCCATCCCGAAAGACCTTTTGACCGGTTCCTCGGAAGAAACGCCGACGCGAACCGTGCGGGTGTCCGGATCAATGGCTTTTTCACCCATATCCATCGCACGCATGACCATATCGGAACGGTCAAAACGTTCTTCATCGTCATCGTGATACGGGCGCTCATCGGCTTCCATCGGGGCCGGTTCTTCATCGTGATCCTTTGCAAAAACGATGGTCACCGTCTCATCTGTTTCCGCAACGTCAACAATATGTCGCTCTTCCATTTGTCTGCCTTCCGCTGCTGGTTCAAACTTGATCGGCTCAAAGTCGTGTTCGCGCAGCCATTCCTGCGCTTCCGCTTCGCTGTACCGATCAGCGTCGAAACGGATTGATTGAATCTCAGAACCATTATCGTTGATGCCGTAAATGAAATCAATGCCATCACCGCCAGCCTCAACATCACGAGCGAAACTGTCGTATTGATCCGGCTCAGTAATCCGCGCAGCGTGTTCATTTGGATACGGCCTTTCCTCATAGTGGCTGCGCTCTTCATCATCGATGCGATCCATTATGCGGTCCTTTTCGTTGGCCCACGCTTTTGCTGCGTCACCGCCCCACAAAGCCCACGCGATCCGGCCTGCGGATGGATAGCCATCTTCATCAGGCGAGAATCCCTCGCCCTGTTTGTCAACCTCGTGTCGCGCAAAATAGCTGACCATCCGGCGCACGGTGCGGGGCGATAATTCTTCGCGGTTTACCAGCTGACGCGCACGCGCAACGCCAACAGCGGTGCCGCCGCGACCGTGTTCTTTGCGCCAATCAAGACCGCGCTGCGCCTCTTCAGCCATCGTGGCGGTCGGCTTCAGATCGATGTCTTCGCCCTTATACGTCGCCATCGTCATCCTCTCCCGGCAATGGCGGCTGACTTTTGGCGGGGCCGAAGGATGTCAAACCACCGCCAAACGGCTCAAACGCCAAGTCGAGGCCAAACTGTTCAGCCATTTCCTTGTCACGCGCGATCTGGCTGAACGTCTCTTCGACATCCCGGCCATATGTCCCAGCAACGTCCTGCATCGACAAGACGCCATTTTGCAGGCCAACGACAGCGGCTTGAATCTCTTTCAATGGGTCAATCCAATTCCACCCTCGGCCCCTGAAGTGCGCGTTATCGCTGAATTTATCGTATTTGTTAGAAGGCAGTGGCACGCCGCCGAAATCCATCGCGCTGGAAAGCCAAGCCCTGAAAACCGGCTCCATAAAGTGTTCGATCATGAACATATGCAGCGCACGATATCCGTCACGCTCGTCCAGAGCGCCCTGACGGATGGACGAATAGTTGACCGACGACAGGTCACTGGACAGGCTGGCATAGCTGACGTTCAGACCGGATGCGATGCCGCGAAGCATCGCGCTCTCGAATTCGGCGTATCCTGTATTCGGATGATCCGGGTCAAACATCTTCATATCGAATCCGCTTGGCAACTGGTGGAAGCTGCCCGGCTCGACATCGATCACTGGCGTGAAATCATTTTCATAGGATTCGCCAACGAAATCATCGCCCGATGGCGTCGTCAGGATGCCCATCTTGGACGCGCCGATACGCGCTGCGATGACCTCGGCTTCGCGGTAGGCGTGTAACATTTTCAGCGCGGACATCGCCGCAACCATAAACGGTTCACCGCGCGTCTGATGCGTGCGGGTCGGCATGAAGATGTGGATGATTTCTTCGGCAGGCACGCGGGTCGTTTTGCGCGATTGCTGGCTGTAATAATACTTATCGCCCGGATGGCTGGTCAGGACGTGATAGGCGACAGGGCGGTGCGCCTTGTCTAATTCGATGCCCATCCTGATCTGATTGCCGGTGGTCGTTCTTTCGTTCTTCTTTTCATCGATCAAGTCAGCTTCGATGAATTGCAGCGCAAACCCGTCTCGGTATTTCGCGCCGGTCAACTTGCGGATGAACACCTCACCATCTCGCGCCAGCGTTTCAATCACAAGGCGCTGGCAATCATACCACGACAAGCGCCCGTCAGCGGTTGGCGATCCAAGCCGCCCCCAACGCTTCCAAGCGTTTTCGATGACCGTGTTGCCGCCAGTGTCTAGGCTGCCATCATCGTTGCGTGCCTTTACCTGAAGGTGAAAGCCCTGATCTCCGATGATGTTTGTTTTCAGCAAGTTGACATACCGACGCGCGAATTCGTTGTCGCGGATCAATTCGCGGCTGCGATTCCGCATCACCTCAAGCGTGAATCGCAATTCGCTGTCGGCGCTGTTGCCGGATTGCGTAAAGTCGCCAAACAAACGACCGGCACGCGCTGCGGCGTAATTGCGCTTTTTCAGCGGCTTCAATGTTTCCGCATCACGCTTCAGAAAATCAAAAAAGCCCATTGTTAAAACCTCACCTTGATGGTGCCGCTATGGGCGCGACCGTTGCGAACATGATCCTCGCGGTGTTCAAGCATCACCTCGCGCCGATAGTGATCACGCCATTCCACCAGTTCGGCAGGCGGTATCTTTGAAAGGGATCGACCGTTGATCGAATACGACAAAACATCAGCGTCAGCACGCCCCTGCAAAACCGTTTCGATCTTGTCCAACATGATCTCAGCGTGCGTGCGCGGGTCAACATTGTTGTCCAGATCGGTGATGATATCCCACGATCCGGTCTGGATAACGACGCGCTCACTGTCACTGGTGCGTGTGATTTCCAGCTGCCAATGGTGATGCCCCGTATCAAAATCGGCGCTTACAACGCTGGTGATGGTGAAAAGATAATCATTGCCATCGGCAGTGCCGGTGACGGTGAATTCATGCGTGCCGCCGCCAGATGATATGCGGCTGACATAGGCGACGGTATAGGCAGATGACGGATAATCGGTGCCAAGGTTTTTCTTGCGCCACGTTACGCGGTCACCAATGACAATCTGATCAGGCTCAATGGTGGGCGCGTTATCGGTGTCGAAAAGGTTAGCCATCAGCGCCATCCATTCACAAAGTTGCCACGCCGCTGCGGACGACGCACAGGCGCATTCTGCGGCACGTCATTCGGTTGCCGCACTTGTTGCGCCGCACGATCTGCCAGCGTGTCGAGGTTGAGATTCAAGATCGCTAACGCCCCTGTCGCATACACCCGGCAGTCCAGTGCCTCGTTACGGGTCCGCGTCTTGATAAACTCCCGGCGCGGAAATCCTTTGTGGAATTTCGTCACGATCTTTTCGGACGCGGCAAGCTGCTTGAAATACTCATCTGGCCGGTCGTTGGGAAAGTGACAGTATCCCGGACCTTCTGATTGTATCTGAAGACGGGAAAAAATTAAAGATTTGATATTGTCAACGCCCAGCGTGAACAATCTGATCTTGCCGATATTGTTTCTGGTGGGTCTGGAAACGATGGGGCGGCTCTCGCCAGCCATCCCCTTGATGGCAAAAACCCGCCTGCCTTCACGCGGCCTGACGAAATCATAGACGGCCTTGGTGTAGTGACCACCGGAGTCAATACAGGCGGCGCGGATTTGCAAGGTGCGCCCGTCTTCGGTGTCCCACTTTGTCGCCAGATGCGCGTCTAAATCCTGCCACAGTTGCGGCGTCGATGGGTCGCCATACAGCGTGCGGTAATCAAGGGACCAGCTTTCCTCGCTGTGGTTGTGGCCACCAGCCCACCCGACGCATTCAACCTCGATGCGATCATCTTGAACGTCGATGCCAGCGGTCACAACGACAACATGCTTGTCAACTTTTGGCCCGAATTCTTCGGCGCGTTGTGCCACGTCGTAGTCGTCAATTCGCTCACCCTCGTCCTCAAAACACTCGGCCAGCGTTGTATTCACAAAAACGCGCAGCGTATCTGGCAGCGCCTTGGCGTTGATGAAATCCTGCGCTATATCTCCCAGCGGCGTCCAAGGCGAGTAAAGGCCGGACAGATGAAACCCGGCGGTGCCGTTGAAAGTCTCGGACGCCACCCACTTGCCACCCTTGATGGCGCGGTAACGCTTGGCGTCATCCCAAGCGCAGCCGCACTCTTCGCAGATATATTCAGCCGTCTCCGGGTTGTCCTTTTGCCAATGCACGTTGGACCATTTCAGCGTCTGGCTGTGGCCGCAGTCGGGACACGGCACATAATAATATCGCTGATCGCTTTGGTTGAACGCCGTTTCAATACGGGACGCGCCCTTATTGGTGGGGGTCGAAACCATTACAATCTTGCGGTTGTGGGTGAATGTTTTGGTCCGAGCGATGCCAAGGTTGACCGGATCACCTTCCGATCCGGCGCTTGGTGGATACCTGTCAACCTCGTCAAAAAACACGGCACGCACCGGACGCGATGCAAGACCGGCGGGGCTGTTTGCGCCAACGATGGCGAGGTATCCGCCGGGAAATGATTTCTGGTAAAGCGTATTCCCACTATCTCGTGACCGCGCATCAGCGACCTTTCCCTTCAGGGCTGGCGTATCGCGCAGCATTGGAGCCAGCCTGTCATTTGACCACATTTTCGCTAACTCAAGAGTCGGCTGCACGATGAGCATAGGCGACGGCGACTGGTCGATGAAATATCCGACCGCGTTGTTGATGATCTCGGTCTTGCCAATCTGCGCCCCGGTCATAAAAACGACGCGCTCAATGGTCGGGTCCGATATGGCCTGCATCATCCCACGCTGATACGGCGCACGATCTGTCGACCAGAAACCCGGCTCTGCGGATGCCTCTGGCGACAGTCTGCGGTAAAGGTCAGCCCACTCGTCAATGGCGAGATTTGGCGGCGGCTGCATTGCCGCCAGAATTTTCTGGCTGATCCTCGCCACTGTCGGATGACCGGATAGGATTAACGACTTTGACTTTGACATCTGCTATCTCTTGCAACGCATCGAATATGTGATCTTTCAGTATGCTTTTGACCTCGACCATTTTCTCGGCTGCATACACCTCTGGCGCGACACGTTGCGGAAACGCCAGCAATTTCTGACGCATATTCTGCGCCACCTCCATCCAAGCCGCCTCAACATCGGCTGACGGAATCAACTGTTCTTCGATCTGCGCCTTTTCCATTTCGGCCATATCGGCTTTGACTTTGGTCAGGCGCGTGCGGTGAGTGTTGTAATCGTCGCCACTAACGTCGGCACGCAAACCACGCTCTCGCAGATATTTGATGTAAGCCTGCACCACCGGCACCAGTTCATATCTACCGCGCTCTTTGCGCGGTATCACGCCCTCGTTGACCAGCTGCGTCACGCGCTGCGGCGTCAGATCAAGCAGCTTTGAAATCGTGCTTAATGGGAAGGTTTGTTTTAGCTCTGCCATCGCCTGCCTAAATTAAAACCGTTGCAAAAAAGTCACACACTGGCCAAGCGCAGCGATCGACAATGACC